GGGATTGTTTAGAGGTAATGAGGGCATTACCTTCGGACAGTATTGATTCTATTGTTACTGATCCTCCGTATGGGATTAGTTTCATGGCGAAGCGTTGGGATTACGACGTTCCGGGTGTAGAGGTTTGGGGTGAGGTTTTGCGGGTATTGAAGCCTGGGGGTCATGCTTTGATTGCTTGTGGGACTAGGACACAGCATAGGATGGTGGTGAACATTGAGGATGCTGGGTTTGAGATTCGGGATGTTGTGTCATGGATTTATGGCAGCGGGTTTCCGAAATCGCTGAACATTGGGAAGGCGATGGACAAAGTGCTTGGTAAGCAAGCAAAAGGCTTCTCTCAAGCTGGAGATGATGGGAGAAAAGCTGAATTTAAACAAGATAAGTCCTTTAGAAGCGATTATGGATATAAGTTTGAACCAGAATCAGACGAAGCCAAGCAATGGGACGGTTGGGGTACAGCTTTAAAGCCTGCTTGTGAGTTCTTTACCCTTGCCCGCAAGCCATTAAGTGAGAAGACGGTAGCCAAGAACGTGTTGAGATGGGGCACTGGTGGGATCAATGTTGATGGTTGTCGGGTAGCTATAAGCAACAGTGATGACATACACGCAAAAAATCCACACACAGTAACTAAGGGCGGTGGGATAACGGCCACAGGACTGAAGGCGAAAGAGTATACCGTCCCTCAAGGCCGCTTCCCCGCCAACCTGATCCACGACGGTTCGCAGGAGGTGTTGGATTTGTTCCCTGAGACTAAGCCTAGCAGGGTCGGCAATCGTGGACTTGATACAGGCATTCAGGGGGGCAAGTTCGCAGCGGGTGACCGCAAGCCGTTTGTTGACAAGATTTCTGGTCACTCCGACAACGGAGGCTCAGCCGCCCGCTTCTTCTACTGCGCTAAGGCAAGCAAGAAGGATCGGGATGAGGGGTTAGAGGGTGAAGAAAAAGAGTGTAAAGTAAAAAACGATTCTGGTCGTGGGTTTAGTGAGGGAGACCCGTACAGGAAGGTGTTAAAAAAGAACCACCATCCAACGGTCAAACCTACTGCTCTGATGCGATACCTATGCAAGCTCATCACGCCACCAGGTGGAACAGTTCTCGACCCCTATATGGGTAGTGGAAGCACTGGTAAGGCTGCAATATTGGAAGGGTTCAGTTTCGTGGGATGCGAGCTAGATGAGGATTATTTCAAGATCGCACAAAGCAGGATTGAAGGGTTGCCTCTGAACCAGAGGCTCAGCTTCCTGTAGTCACCCCTTCCAATGCTTCAACACCAAAGCGGCTCTTTCCGAACGTGCAATTGAAAAGAGGGGGAGTGATGAATCAAAAAGACCTGGGAGGGGCGCTGATCCAATTGGGGAACATGCTCCTAAACGACAACCTCCATAAAGATAACGAATCGGCGTTGGAGTGAGTACACTAATACAGATTAACGGGGGATATATGAGCACACTACGGAAAACCATCAAAAGCACAGGAAAAGACGGGGTCGATTTAGATTTCACATCTTTTGCTGGGCCAGAACAAAAAGGTGAAATGCTACAAATCACTCAAGGGCTTGGTACAGTGATAACGCCAGACGAACCAGGATTTATACAGTTAACGAAAATAGACGCCTATCGATTACTACAGGAGGTAGCCGAGTGGCTGAGAGATACGACAGAAGATGATGCGAATAGATTAGCAGATCAGATTGCTAAGGATCGCCGTTTGGAAAATACGATATTCCAAGAAGCTGTAAATTGTCAGCATTTTATTAGTGATTTGAAAGTATTGGATATACCGATAAGGCTGATTAGGATGCTGTAACCCCTATCCCGGAGCGACCTCCTCCGTATCGCATACATCCACAGAGAACTTCACTCAACAGGAGAATAAACATGTGGGAATTAATCATTATGGTCATCACCTACCTCGCAGGACTATTAGTAGGCGAGTGGTGGGGATACAGACGAGCGGCTAAAAGATACGAAGAAGAGCGGGAGAAACTGCGTCGGGCGGACGAAGAGTACTACCACGACAAGGTTCCGGCGTTCCTCAAGAAACAGGCGGATTGATTTTGCCTACCTTCTAAACAGTGTTAATAAGGTGAATGAATAATGGGCGGGATAAAGATCAAAGCAGCAGATAAATGGTTTTCTCTATGTATCAGAGAACGTGCCTGCTGGAAGTGTGAACGCTGTGGAACCTACTACCCTGAAGATCGCAGGATGGGTATCCATTGTTCACACTTTCACGGTAGGGGGAAATGGGCCACAAGGCACGACCCTGACAACTGTGAGGCATTGTGCTATGGCTGTCATTCCTACATGGAACAACATCCTGATATCCATCGGTCCCGAGAATTGAAGCGGTTAGGGGAAGGTCTGTACGAAATAGTCAAAACAAAAAGTCAGGATACAACACTAGGCAGGTTAGCCAAACGAAGTGAAAAAGCGATATCAAAACACTACCGTGACGAATACCGAAGGATGTTAAGGTTTCGAGATGAAGGGGTAACTGTCAGGATTAACTTTGAAGGATGGGCGTAAATGTACGAACCTTACGATAAAGAAACAGCAACCACCACTGACCGTGTTGCATGGGTGCTGTGCCAGATAATTGATGACGATGCGCCCACGCAATGGACTCGGTACAGGTTTGTAGCCAGCTGTATTGCTAGGAATTCTGATCTCATGAAAGACTTGCAAGAGTTAGGAAACTGACTATGTTGCGGGGTAACTGGAAGGATTAACTTTGAGGGTTGGGCATGAATTCAAAACAACTTGCAACTGGAGATTGAAATGACAAAAGTGCAATTAATAACAGCTTTGCAAAGCGACTTGTATGTGATGAGGGATTGGGCAAGAGAAGTTAACGACGAATACTTGGACAGCGATCCAGATGTAAGGCGACAATATTTAAGTGATATGAAACACGCATCTGAAACGCTCAAATTGAAGGCAGAAGGTTAGACGCATAACGACAAGCATGTAGATAGCATCGACAAAAGCTAAAAAGGTATTAGCGGAATACCAACTCAGCCAGAGGCTCAGCTTCCTGTAGTCACCCCTTCCAATGCTTCAACACCAAAGCGGCTCTTTCCGACGGGGAGAGTCGCTTTGGTTTCCGCTTCTGGTCCTCCAGTGTCGTTTTCCTACTGTGACAGGACCAGCATAACGACTGGAAACCTCCGTTGCCCCCATCCCAGAAGGTATCTTTCCACGTCTCCGGGTCGTGACCATCGACGTGATCGACGATAACTGCCGGCGTAAACGTGTCCTTCTTCATGCAGATAACACATTGACTATGACGTTGTAAGTAGTCTTCGCGGATGCGTTGCCAACGCTCGGTTCTGTACCATTGTTGCCGCTCTTCGTAGGACTGATTGAGCGAGGTGTAGACGCGGGGGGGTTTCGTTCGCACCGCAGGTTTCTGCATCGTTATGTCGGATCGCGCCATATAATCACCCTATAATCACCCTATCATTGCCAAGACATCCACGGGGCGCGGCTTGATTTCAGGATCGTCAGCCAACGCCACGCACATCACCATGCATACCAACCCATCGATCTTCTGAGCACTGTGCTGCAACTCCTGGGGTTTGGTCAACGCCATCGCCTGTCCTCGTTCAGTCAATTGTCCGTTGGCCACATTCCATCGGAGCATAGGCCGACCGTCGTGCAGCATCTCGCCACTGTAGAGCTTCCGCTCGAAACTGATCAACGAAGGGTTCAACTGGTATCCCTGTTTGATACCGATCACCGGGATCTTCCGGGCCTCCAATGCGGCGGCGAACTCCACCAGCCCCATCGGATCAACGCCGACTGCGGCTAGTCGCGAACTATCAGCCAACTCGAATATCAGTTTCGTCATACCGACTTGATCAGCGTTTTCCTGCTCCGAAACGATCAACTCACCCGACGCAATGTAGTCATCGTAGGCGACTTGGCTCTTGCGCTTCTCGTACCCTGCACGACTCAGATACTGTTGACACCAAACTGTATACAACTTCCCGTTCTCGCCCAGGGAGCGTTCACCCATCACAACTATAGCAGAGGGGTCGTCCCGGTATCCAAGGTCCACAGAGGCGTACAGGACGTCGCTCAAGGCTATAATATTGGCCAGCGACACCGAGATATCGCCAAAACTGTCCCAAACCTCGCCCGGAATCCAGAAATTCACCCCGAATTTGTCCTCGGCGTGGATATTCAAGTGTTGAGAATAGAAGTTCATCAGGGCGGACGGGTCCGGGTCACCCTTCGCGATCTCGAACTCCCGCTCCAACCAGTTCTGCGTAAATGTCACCCCCAGGCTCGGGTTACTCATCCACCAATACTTTGGGTCTTCGACGTTAAACCCCTCAATGTCCGGCAACTCGAAAACCGTGGGCATCATCCGATCATTCGGCGCTTTCCCCGACAAAATACGCTTGGCGCGGTTATATGTGGAGTTGAAGATACCCGCAGACTTGCCCACGGGGGCCGTCGTGAGGTAAATACCCATCGGATTGGGCCGGACGGCAGCGCCGGAGGACAATTGTCGGATGAGGGCAGCGCCTTTTTGCACCAAACCGATAAGGTGAACCTCATCCACGACGTACAGAGAAGGTATCTGACCCACGGTCGATGACAATTCGCAAGCGACCGCCTTCAAGACGGTGTTGGTGGCCTTGTGCAGGATGTCCGACTTGTAACGTCGAACAAGGAACAAACTCATCAGAAATGGATCGGCCTCCACGGTCGAGGCCATCGAGTCGTAGACGATGCCGGCCTGCTCTTTTGTGGAGGCCAACACGATGCACAAACCCCGGTCCTCAGGGAAGGCCAAGGCGTGGGCCACAACCAGCATACCGGTGAATGTGCTGTTATGGGTCGGGATAAGCCCCTCCCCCACCAGGAACATCCCGTCATCTGCGGCTACACTGATACAACAGACGGGCACCGAGGGAACCGGCTCACAGGATACGATCTTGACCGTGTTTGCCCGAGTAGGCTTGTCCGGGCGATCCCGGAGTAACTCCGCGTCGGCACAATCCAACACCGGACTCAGCGGAACCTGATGGTTCCAATCACCAGGATTAGAGGAGACCTCTAGCGTTTCGGACACCTCTTTAGTCGTTATAACGCTCCAGGGGTCGGCATTCCCAGGGTGACCTGGGTTCTTTTCATGCCATTTGGCACGACGCCGAGAAGCATTGGTGGAGGTCATCCACAGATGATCGGCATCAGCGATTACTGACCCTCCCTCACTGAACGTAACCCGAAAACACTCGTGGTCGATCATCGGAGGCGTCCGATGGAGAACCCGGGTCAACTTACCGTCTAAACCGTAGACGTAATCTCCGGGGTTTACAGTACCCATCGTCTTCCAACCTTGGCTGGTAAGGAGGGGAGTATTTACGCATTGGGCTTTTCCGTTCTTCTTTGAAATGTACAAGAACCACTCGTCGAATGTCCGAATCCCGGCCTCATCGGTGGAC